GGTTTTTGCGTCTCCACTATTTACTTTTGAATTAACTTAGGTTAATATATTTATCAGATAAGAACACTTTGGTGAAACATTCAAGGAGCCCTCATGTACACCTACCGAATCAGCATCACCTCCGATATCGCGGATATCGAAGGAACCATCACCCGCAAGGAACTCATGCCCAGCCGCGATTTGATCAGCGTTGCTGAAGCCTTCGTGAGCCGGGACGACATGAAGGATGCCGCGATCGAATCCAGGGTACGAGGGTACCGCATCTGCTTGCCGGGCAAGTTCGTAGCCGAGTGCGAGCTGATCGATTAACAGGAGACAGACATGGAAAAAGGAGGGAATCATGGACCAGTACGAAGCCGCCCGCCGCGAGCGTGAAGCGACCGAGAGCCTCATGGAGGAGGACACCGCTAAGGAGATCCTCGGATGGATCTTCGAAGCCGCTGTCACCTTCCTCTCGGTCTTCGTGATCACGGCGGCGCTTCTCGCCTTCTTCGGGATCCTCGATATCCACATCATCTAAGGACGACAAATGAACGACATTGAACTCAGCAAGGAAGACATCGGTGTTGAGGAGACGATTACTCCCTCCCTCACCGTGGGCGAGGCTCCAGTCCCTCCCGAAGAGAGCACTCCTTCCCCCGCGCCGTCACTGGCAGACGCTCAGCGCACACCCGTACCACCGTGCGGGATCTTTGAAGCGCTCGCGCGGGCTCAGGCGGGATTCCGCAAGGTGATCAAGAACAGGGTTAATCCGGCTTTCAAGTCCCGCTACGCAGACCTTGAGGCGATTCTCGACGCCGTGCGTCCATCCCTCAACGCGCAGGGGATCTTCATCTCTCAGGATGTCGAAAACGAGCCGGGAGCGGTGTCCTGCCTCACGATCCTGACCAGCAGGGACGGCGCCCGGGTGTCCGGCGGGAAGATCACGATTCCGCTCCCGAAGGATTCCCGCAACGCGGCTCAGGCTCTTGGGTCCGCGATCACCTACGCCCGCCGCTACTCCCTCTCTGCCGTACTCAGCATCTCGTCTGACGACGACGATGACGGGAACGCCGTGCAGGCCGGAGCAGCCGAGGCCCCGGCGCCGTCGATCTCCCCCGCTGAAGTCGAGCGCCTCGACAGGATCGCCCAGCAGGGGATCGCGGCCTACAGCGAAGCCTGGAAAGCGATGACCGCAAGCCAAAAGAAAGAGCTGCAGAAATCCGGCTGGCATGACGAGCTGAAGCGCCGGGCCAGTGTCGCCGATCAAGCTATAAAGGAGGCGTGATGTCTTCAAAGTATCAGCAGACCATCGAGTGGTTCAATGCCCGCTGCGGGTGCCTGACGGCCTCTATGGCCGGAAAGGTGGTCCCGCGTCAGAAGTCCGGCAAGCCCTATGCGGCCTATGCCGAAGCTCTTCAGGATGTCCTGATCGAGAGGATTACTGGAGCTCCGGTTGAGCACTTTACGACCGCGGCCATGCAGTGGGGGACAGAGCACGAGGACGACGCCCGGGCGGCCTATGAAGAGGTCACAGGGACGATCGTGCTGGATGCTCCCTTTGTGAAGCACCCGACGATCCCCTTCTTCGGAGCCTCACCTGACGGATTCCTTGATGACGGGAAAGGCCTTCTCGAGATCAAGTGTCCCTGCTCCAGCACGCACCTCGCCCGGGTGAGAGAAGGGATCGTACCGCCTGAGTACCGTCCGCAGATGTGTGTACAGCTCCTCTGCACCGGGCGGGAGTATGTGGACTTCGTCGACTACGACCCGCGGTTTGTTGGGGAATACCGCGCCCTTCAACTTTTTATCGTCCGCTTCAGGCCGGAGGCCGAAGAGCTGGACGATGTGAAGCAGAAGTGTCTTGGCTTCCTCGCGGAGGTCGATTCCCAGCTCTCTGAGCTTAAGCAGCTTGCCGCAGGAGCCGCCCATGTCTGATACCGCGCGCTTTGAGCTCACACGGGAAGAAGCCCGGCGGATCTTTTTCGAGTGGTACCTGATCTATATCGCAAAGGATCCGGGGTCACTCTCCGAGGAAGATAAGCAGCTGGCTGAGCGACTCAAGGACTTTTTGAAGAACAACTGAAGGAACAACAATGGCATCAGTAAATAAGGTGATTCTTCTCGGTCGCCTGGGGAGAGACCCCAAGACGAGCGACGCGCAGGGGCTGGCAATCTGCCGCCTCGCGCTTGCCACTACCCGCCGATACAAGGGTCGGGATGGTGAAAAGAAAGAAGAGACCGAGTGGCATAACGTCGTGGTTTTTGGGAAAACGGCGGAAGTCGCTCAGCAGTATCTCGTGAAAGGCTCTGAGGTCTATATCGAGGGGCGGCTGCATACGCGGAAGTACACCGATAAGCAGGGAGTGGAGCGTTACGCGACAGAGGTTATCTGCGAGTCCCTGCAGCTGGGGGAACGGCCTCAGGGGAAATCTACATCTGCGTCATCGGCACCTGCGACTACTACGGCAGCCCAGTACGCCGCGGCGAAGGGGAGAGATCTCCCGCGGAACGCCGCATCTGCCCCTAACGAGGATGTCCCGTTTTGATGGATGGTGGAATGGTTCTCAGAATTCAGCACAAGAACTACGGCCTCACCGCCCTGCGGGCAAAGGGCCGGATGAAAAAAGGGGAGCTCAATCGAACAGAGTCGGCCTATGAACAGTACCTCGAAGCCGAGAAGCAGTCCGGTCGGATTGTTGACTACTGGTTCGAAAGCTTAAAGCTCAAGGTAGCCGACGGATCGTGCTGGTACACGCCCGACTTCATGGTTCTTCGCCCCACCGGCGAGCTGGAGCTCCACGAAGTAAAGGGCAGCCCCAGAATCTTCGCCGACGACGCAAAAGTGAAATGCAAGTCGGTCGCGACTCAGTACCCCTTCGCGCTCTTCGTTGCCTATCCGCGCTCTAAACGTCAGGGCGGCGGGTTCGATGTCATCCCTTATCCGGGAAAGTAGGAGATCACGCGTGATCGATCAGGAACTCGATTTCCGGCTCACTAACTGGGCCAGATACTACAGAGGCCGGCCCAAGGTCCACGTTTCTATGCTGGCGAAAATGATTGCTCTCTTCGGAGCGCCGGAGGATTTTTATCAGGATGATCCAAAAATCTATGACCCGATAGACCCTGCCGACGCTGCACTGGTAGAAAAAGCTCTCTGTTCGCCGCTTTATCCAGAAAAATACCGCCTCATGATGTGCGTGCTTTACCTTAGACCGGGAATCCGCGTAAAAAGGCTGGGAAGGGCTTTGGGATTAAACAGGCATAGTTTTTGTGAGGAAACTCGACGCGCGAGCGTGATGCTCAAGAACATCCTCGATTTTTACTCCAGAGATAAAACTGTTGATTTCAAAGAGGATAAGGCGTAAACTATGGAATATCAGTAAGCGAAAGACGCCAGTTTCATATTTATGGGTGGCCGATGGCCATCCTTTTTGCACCCATAAGAAACGTAAACCCGATGATTGCAAGATCACCGGGTTATTTTTATGCTGGGCTGGTTTCCCCTTGAGTTTGCTTGGATTCTCTTATGCCTCTCCTTCATATCTGCTCTTATCCAGGCTGTCAGGAAGCTATCCCTCTGTCTGAAAAGTACTGTGCCCGTCATAAAGAGAAGGGCAAAGAACAGGCGGAGGAACGCGAAGCGAGGCGGAAGAGATTCAAAGGCTCCTCCGCTGAACGTGGCTATGGTTCTAAGTGGCGGAAGCGCAGAGCGGCATTCCTGAAAGAACATCCACTATGTGAGGAGTGTCTGAAGCGTGGGCTGCTGGGTAAGGCAACTGACGTGGATCACATCATTCCGCATCGGGGGAACCAGAAGCTTATGTGGGATCAGAATAACTGGCAGGCGCTGTGTCATGCGTGCCATAGCCGTAAGACTGCCAGCGAGGACGGCGGCTTCGGGAACTCAATGTTTTGAGTAGGTTTCGAGTAGCTTCTGAATTCGCAGTTCTCTTGAGATCATTTCTTCCGTAATAAAGTTAATGATGTCTGACAGGGCTTTTGCTACATCTTCTGGGTTGGAGTCCTTTTGACCGTACATTTCGCTTATTGAGTCTGCGTGGACAAAGGCGTTCCCGGTTATTCGGCAGGCGTCCATTGCCCTTCGTAGTGGAGATTCATTGGGTGCGGCTCTTTTTATTTTGTCGATCAGACGGGCATCATTGAACCCTAAGTGGGTGAGCAGCTGTTCGAGACAAAGCCGGAGAAGGATACAAGATGCAAACGGCGACGCTCCCAGGCATGCTTGAGCCTCAGTAAATGTTTGCTTTACGTGTTCCGGCATATCCGGGTTTGGTTTTATTGTCTGCATATTAGCCATCGGGTAGACCAGCTTATCGTTCAGCCACAAAGTTAATTTGTGGCAGGTAACGCATTCCCCGATAGCAGCTTTGTCGCCGAGCATAAAGCTCTGGTCGTCTATTCGGATAAATGGTTCTTCTCCAGTTGGTGCCGTTTTTATTAAGTGCCAAATGATTTGAGAGTTGTTATTGCAGTGTGGGCAGGTAAAAGAAACCGGTAATCTTTTGCTTAATGTGGTCAGGGTTGAGGACATGGCTGTAGAGAATAAAGTGGTTTGCCTTGCCAGCGTATTTAAGAGCATCGCCGACGCTAAAAAGATTTTAGAGGAATTGTCTGAGATCTCGAACAAGCGATTTGATGGCAGTGCCCTCCCTTTAAGTGAGATTGTTGATCTGTCGTCCCGGCTCAGTGATTGCAAAACAAACATCTTGGTCAAACTGATTGAATCGGAGAAGGTGAGCTGACGAAGCAGGGGTGAGGCGGGTCAGATTTTGGACGCAAAAGCCCCTGAGACCGCGCCCTTCACCAATTTTTTACGCGTGCTTTTCAATTTTTGGATATGCCCAGGCTCAGAAAATCCGATGCGGAGAAATCGGCCAGAGGGACGCTGCAGAAATGCCGTTCTTCCAAGCCGTACCCGGTTTCGGGGAGTGTTTTATCTGAAGAACCTCCCGTCGGGATTCCGGGAGACGCAAAAGAGGTATGGGTGCTTGCGGTCAAGAACGCGCCGAAGGGGCGGCTGTCGGTTGTAGACGGGCCGGCGCTTGAGCAATGGTGCCGCACGTATGCTCTGTGGCGTCGGATGGCAAAAACAGTAGAGCATGGAGCCCTTTTTGATGAGGAAGAAACGACCGGGAGGAGGAAACTCAGCCCGGAGTTTCAAGCGATGCAGATTCTTGTCGGGACGCTGATCAAGCTTGAAAAAGAGCTTGGTTTTACCCCTGTCTCCCGCGCGCACGCGCCCGCGCAGGAAGAAGAGCTGTTAGAGAAAAATCCTTTTGAAGCCTGATGAAGAAACCTGATTACGTTGCCATAGCCAAGGAGTACATGCGCGGCGTATTGGATGGGAGTGTGCCCGCTTGTTCCTTTGTGAAGCAGGCAGTTCAGCGCCAGTTAAATGACCTGAGGCGATGGGGTCCCGAGGGTGGTGACTACTACTTTGACGAAAAAGAGGCTTCCCGGCCATGCTGGTTCATTGAGAATCTGACGCACACAAAGGGGGAGTTAGCGGGCAGGGCGATTCACCTAGAGCCCTGGCAATGTTTTCTCCTGACTACCTTGTTTGGGTGGAAGGCGAAGGCGGGTAATCGGCGATTCCGGTCAGCCTATGTGGAAGTCGGGAGAGGGAACGGCAAGTCGACGCTTCTGTCGGGAATTGGGCTTTTCTGCCTTTGTGCGGATCACGAGCCCGGGGCAGAGGTGTATAGCTTCGCGACAACGCGGGAGCAGGCGAAAATCGTCTTTGGTGATGCACAGACGATGGCGCGGGGTAATCGCGCGCTGCAGGAAGCGTATGGGCTGGAGGTTACTGCGCACGCATTGTATGTCCCCGCGACCAATTCAACCTTTCAGGCGAAGAGTGCGGAAGGGTCTACTTTGGATGGCCTGAACACGCATCTGGCCATTATTGACGAACTCCATGCGCATAAGAAGAGAGACGTTTTCGACGTTGTTGAGACATCGCTGGGGAAGCGCAGAAATTCGCTAATGGTTTCGATCACAACGGCAGGCGTTGACCGGACGGGGATTTGTTATGAGCAGCGCACGCTCGTAACAAAGATTCTTTCAGGGTCGCTTCAGGACGAATCCTATTTTGGGATCATCTACACGCTGGATCCGGATGATGACTGGAAGAGTGACGAGGCGCTGGCAAAAGCCAACCCGAACTGGGGGGTGTCTGTCCGGCCTGAGGTCATACGGGCATTGCAGGCAAAAGCGATCGCGACGCCCAGCGCTGAGAACAACTTCAAGACGAAGCATCTTGATGTCTGGTGCAACGCGGATGTCGGCTGGATGGACATGAAGGCGTGGGATGCCTGCGCGGATGAAAGTCTGGATGAGTCGGATTTTGACGGAGAGCCGTGCTGGCTGGGGCTTGACCTTGCGTCTACGAGCGACATGACGGCGAAGGTGAAGATTTTCCAGAGAAAGATTGATGGTTCCAGCCACTACTACCTGTTTGGGGATTATTGGCTCCCAAGAACGGCGATTGAACGAGGGGTGAATTCTCAATACCAGGGGTGGGAGTACTTGGGGTATCTCCATGTTTGTGAAGGTCCAGTGACGGATTTCGCCGAGATACGAGATTCAATCCTTGAGGATTGTGGGCGCTACTCCGTTCAATCAGTGGCTTATGACCCATTCCAGGCCGTACAGCTCTCGAAAGAACTCAGCGATGACGGTGTGCCTATGGTGCTTTGCAAACAGACCGTCGCGAACCTTTCTGATCCTATGAAGCAGTTTCAGGCATTGGTACTTGATCATCGTCTGCATTTCAACGGAGACCCGGTTCTTACATGGATGGTAAGCAACGTGGTCTGTCATGTTGATGTCAAGGAGAACATTTATCCCAGGAAGGACGCTCCGGAGAACAAGATTGACGGGGTTGTAGCAGGGATCATGGCGCTCTCCCGGGCATTGCTGAATGACGAGCACCGGGCAATGGATTTGAATGAGTTTCTCAAATTATGAAGATATCCTCTATTTTTGGGTCTATTGCCCATATGGTGGGGTGGGGCTCACCTATCGGCGACGCGTCCGGGGTCCAGAACCGATTGCCAACGGGGGCAGCTGTCAGCGGCGTCCGTCCGATTCCGCCGGACCATGGCCTTCAGCTTTCGGCAGTATGGTCATGCGTCACTCTGCTTGCGGAAACAATAGCGTCTCTGCCCATTGTTGTTTATCGCAGAGATTCTGATGGGAATCGGGAGGAAGAACGGAATTGCCGAGTGTGGCAGGTGCTCCGCGCGCCAAATGCCAATATGACGCCGCATGATTTCTGGATCGCGATGGGGCTGAATCGGTTCCTTCGAGGGAATGCGTATGCGCTCATTACAAGGGACGGTGCGGGGCAGCTTGTGAGTCTGACACCTCTTGCCGCTGACCAGATGGAGGTCGGCGTGGTAAATGGCGAGGTTGTCTATCAGTATTACAAGGACGGGAACCTCTACGAGTTCAGAGCCGACAAAATTCTGCATTGGAAGGGGCTGGGGAACGGCATTGTGGGGTTGTCTACGCTCGAGTATATGCAGGCAACCACGGCAGAGCTTGTGAATGCGCAGAAGAATGCCACAACGATGTACGGTAATGGCAACCAGCTGACCGGTCTGCTGATGATTGACCAGGATCTGACGGAAGACCAGATTCGGCAGCTGAGGGAGCGATATGGGAATCTCCCGCCGGTGACCGGGAATTCAAGCGATTGGCTTCATGTTCTTCCGGGGGATATGAAATATCAGCAGATCGCGATGTCGGCCGCTGACGCGCAGCTGCTGGAAACCCGGCAGTTTGGGATTGAGGAGATAGGTAGGTGGTTTGGTGTTCCCAGCGCGCTTCTTAATAGCTCTGGCGGTACGGCGGCAAGTGGGCTTGAGCAGATTATTGAAGGCTTTTATCGGTCGACGATTCAGCCGCTTTGCACTGGCCTTGAACAAACGCTTACGAAAACGCTGTTTACGGTTCTCGAAAGCGAGACGCTTAATTGCGAGTTCAAGATGAGCGCGCTTCAGAGAGCGAATATCGCCAGTCGGTATGACAGCTACAGCAAAGCACTCCAGAACGGCTTCATGACACGGAATGAGGTGAGGCGGCTCGAGAACCTCCCGGTTGTGGATGGCGCGGACGCGCTGACTGCCCAGAACAATCTTGTCCCGCTTGACAAGCTTGGGGAGCAGAAAAACACCAGCCAGACCCCGCTGGGGGAACCAATTAAGCAGTGAGGCGCATATGACGCAGATTATTGAAAAGACGCTTTCGCTCGATGATGTGGAACTGAAGACAGAAGGAGACGCGGGAGTTTTCCGCGGTTACGCCTCAAAGTTCAACGGCATTGACAGCTATGGTGACACCATTCTCCCCGGAGCCTATCAAAAGGTCCTGGGAGAGAAAATGCCGCCGATCTTCCTGAACCACAACACGATGGATCTCCCGATTGGTCGGTATACGGCGATGAAGGAGAACGCCCAGGGACTTTATGTTGAAGGGAAGCTGACCCTTTCGATTCAAAAGGCCCGGGATGTCTATGAAGCGATGAGAGCGGGGACGATTGACGGGCTCTCCGTTGGGATCCTGCTTTCCAAACAGGACTATGACTGGAACGAGGACGGCGGACGGAACATCAAATCAGTTTCCGGGCTGCGGGAAATTTCAGTCTGCACATTCCCCGCTGATGACCGGGCGCGTATTGGCCTGGTGAAGTGTGAAGACATTCAGGGAGCAATTTCTATTCGGGAGCTTGAAGAGAACCTGCGGGACGCAGGCCTGTCCAAAGCTCAGGCTCAGGCCTTTATTTCGAAGGCCAAAGAGCTGATTCTCAGCGAAAGGGATCAGAGGGATTCTGAGTCTGAAGCTGAAAAACAGGTACTGGCGAAACTTAAGACTATCGCCGGAAGGTTCTAACTATCAGAGGAACTGATATATGGCAACAGAAGAAATCAATACCGCTCTTGAGGCTCTTTCCAAGATTGACGCCTCTATCGCGGGCATGCAGGAATCCGTTAAGAAGGGCGAAGCCGCGCAGGCGGATGTCCAGAAGAAGATTGACGAGCTGGGAGAGAAGCAGGTGCTTTTTTCCCGCCAGCTGCTGGATATCCAGCAGAAAGCCCAGAAGGCAGAGGGTGCCGCCGATCTGGTTGATAAATCGATTGGGGCGCAGTTTGTAAACTCTGATTCCTATAAGCGCTTCAAGGGCACTTCGGGCGCTCGTTCCGCGTCGGCTGAGGTTTCGAATAAGTCGGCAGAGAATCCCGTCACTTCGGCTCAGGCAAAACTGGCTCCGTATCGTGTTCCGGGTATTGTCCCGCTTGACACTCGTGAGCTTACGATTGAGGGGCTCTTCCCGAGGATTCCGACTGCGGCTCAGACGATTGAGTACATGCGTGAGAAGACTTTCACGAATGGAGCCGCTACGGTCGCGGAGGCGGCGATGAAGCCCTCCTCCTCTTTCGAGTTCGAACTGAAGCAGACCCCTGTTCAGGTGATCGCGCATTGGACCAAGATTACCCGTCAGCTTGCTGATGATGCTCCGGCTCTCCAGGCTTTCATTAACGCGCGCATGATCTACGGTGTGAACCTTGCGGCTGAGGATCAGCTTCTGACAGGGGATGGGACTTCTCCCAATCTGTCCGGCATTATGGCGGCGGGGAACTATACCGCTCAGAGCTTTAAGCTTGCCGACATTGGCGGTGCCGGCTCGACGATGCTTGACCTGCTCCGCGTGAGCTTCGCAACTATTAACGCCGCGGGCTTCCGCACAAGCGCGGTAGTGCTTAATCCGGTGGATTGGGCGGTTCTTCAGGGGCTGAAGGCGACGGATGGTGTGTATCTGCTTGGGTCTCCGGCTAACTCCTTCGCGTCGTCTTCGATCTGGGGAGTCCGCGTAGTTGAGTCTGCCGCTATGGCTAAGGGCAAGTTCCTTGCCGGCGACTTCGCCCGTGCCGCAACGGTCTATGACCGTATGTCTACGGTGGTCGACATTGCCGCGCAGAATGAGGATGACTTCATCAAGAACCTCTATACGATCCGAGCCGAACGTCGTCTTGCGCTTGCGGTTGAGCATTCCAACGCGGTTATCGGCGGCGCGCTCGCTGTTCCTTCGGCCTGATAAGCCATAACCGTTTGGTTTGACTGGGGCGGGAGAGGAAACTCTCCCGCTTTTTGTATGCGAATTGAATTTCTGAAAGACAGCCTTTCAATGATTGGTCGTCACAAGGCTGGAGATGTTGAAGAGATTTATGACCCATATGCCGTTGTTTTGGTTGAAGCCGGGCTGGCACAGGCGGCAAAAGCTCTCAAACCGGAGGGCAGACCGCGGAAGGCAGTGAAGAAGGGCGGGGAAAATGAGTGATGTTGTTGGCGCCGTAGATCTGGAGACAGCGAAGAAGCAGCTGCGTGTTGAGTACACCGAGGATGACGCCCTTATCACAGCATATATTGCCGCGGCTACCGCGCAGTGTGAGCAGATATGTGGGCGGGAGATCGTGAAGAGGACGGATAGCAACGCGCTGTGTGAGTCTGTGGATACCGTCCCCGCGGCAGTCAAAACATGGGTGCTTCTGACCGTAACGGATCTGTATGAGAAGCGGGGGGCGTCTGAGAGCCCAGTGGCTACCGGCCGGCGGTTTTATGACCATTTGCTGGATGGGTATAGAACTTTTTGAGGGGCGATATGCGGCTTCCGACGGTAGGCGAAATGAGAAGGCGGGTTGCGATTTATAACGTTGCGTTCTCTTCTTCGGGGGCTTCGGCGCTTTCAGAAAAGCGAGTATTGATGCTGGAAGCGTGGGCGAAGCACGAAATAGTGGGCGGGCAGAATTACTGGGACTCGGTGAATGTTGAAGAAACCGTGACAGATCGATTCATTATCCGGTACTCAAAGTCACTGCAGACGACCCCTCCAAGTCTGAAACGGATGATTGAGCTTGATTGCGATGGGATTACGTATCGCGTCCGGCGCGTCACTGACATGAATGGAGTGGGGAGATTTACCGCACTTGAATGTGAGGCACTCCATGGATAAAGCATCTGCGCTTGAGTTTTCGGTTCGGTTCCGGAAGCCCTTCCGTTTTGTCGATTTTGACACCAAGGTGCTGAAACGGTCATTCCGAAAGATAGGACAGAAAGTCCAGGGGATGGCCAAGAAGAACGTCAGTACCAGAGGAGTTTCGAAGGCGAATGAATTCCCGGGGATGAGTACGGGGAAACTCAGAAGCTCGATTAAGTACCGGGTGTCCCATTCAGGGTTTTCGGTTGGTGTTGCCAACTATATGACCAATAGCATTCGGGAGCGGGGAGCTTATTACCCCGCTTTTGTGTATTGGGGGCACAGGGCGCCGGGAGCGGATAGGAACGCGCTTCGTAAGCCGGACAGACGACAGCAGCACAAAAAGAGGCACGGGGAAAAGGTAGCGGCTCCTCGTAAAAATTGGATTGTTGAGGCGGCCAATCAATACGGGAATGAAGCGTATCAGAAAGATATGGCGGAAATTCTTGATGAGGCACTTAAGCCGGGGATCATATCGGGATGAAGCTTGCGACGATCATTTCAGCTCTTAGAGCCTACTGCCCGAGTTTTGAAAGGCGGGTTGGGGGAGCGGCGGAATACGCGGCCATTGATATTACCAATCTGCCGATGCCTTGCGCCTTTGTTTTGCCGGTATCTGAGATCGGGGAAGACATGGACAGCATGGGGACCGATTACCGACAGCGTGTCAAACAGGTCTTTTGTGTTGTTATTTTGGTATCTACGACTGATCAGGAACGAGGGCAGGATGCTTTTGACGCGATTGAAGATCTGAAGGCTGAGATTTTCAAAGCGATTCTAGGAACCTCAACCGCCGAGACGGATGAGATTGTCTATGAAGGCTATTCAGATCCGGATCTTAATCGGGCCCGGCTGGCGCTTCAGCTGTCTTTCTCTGTTTCTTACGACGTTGTTGACGCAGATACGGGGCATGGGCGGGAGCTTGATGGCTTGCCTGATTTGAAAGGTATTGATTCGAAAATTGATCCAGCCCCGGCGGACTGGGTTGATGCAGTAAGTTTTAAGGTTAATTTAGACAAAAAAGCGGGGTCTTAAATGGCAATTTCGTTTTCAAATATTCCCAGCGGGGTCAGAGTCCCGCTTTTTTATGCTGAGGTTGATAATTCCCAGGCGAATATCGGGTCAAACAACCTGAAAGCGCTTCTGATTGGGCAGAAGGTATCCAGTGGCAAGGCAGAAGACGGAGTCCCGGTTCTGGTTACCGGTGACAGCCAGGGGAAAGAGCTTTTTGGCCATGGGTCGATGCTGGCGCGGATGAATTCAGCGTTCCGCGAGAATAACAGCGTTGGCGAAGTATGGGCTATTGCTGTCTCCGACCCGAAAGACGGGAAGAAAGCATCAGGAACCCTCACTTTTTCCGGGACGGTCACGGCGGCGGGAACGGTTTACGTTTACATTGGGGCGGATTGCGTAGCTATTAATATCCCGAACTCCTCAGACGCTGCCGCAGTTGCGAAGGCGGTCACTGCGGGGATTAACGCCAAAACCGATTTGCCGGTAACGGCTGAAGCGTCAGAAGGCGTTGTCACGATCCAGGCAAAGAATACCGGCGCATATGGGAATGACATTGCTCTGCAGTTGAACTTCCAAGGATATGCGGCGGGGGAGGAACTGCCTGAAGGCATTGCGTGCGAAGTTGCCACTCTGTCAGGGGGATCGGGAGAGGTCGATCTGGAGGCCGTTATTACAGCCATGGGGGATGAATCGTATGATTTCATCGCCATGCCATACGCGGATGGAGCTCATATTGCGAGTTTCACCACGGAAATGAATGACAAAACCGGCAGGTGGAGCCCTATCCGGCAGATTTATGGGCATGTGTATACCGCGAAGCGTGATACCGTCAGTAACCTTCAGGCGGTTGGGAAAGGGCTTAATGACCAGCACTTAACGGTGATGGCCGTTGAGCCGAAATGCCCGAGTCTCGCGGTTGAGGTTCTTGGGGCGCTGGTCGGGAGCTGCCTCACGGCTATTCAGAATGATCCGGCGCGTCCGCTCCAGACGCTTGAACTGGTTGGGATTACGCCTTCTCCAATTGGGAAGAGATTTACCCTTACCGAGAAGCAGACACTGCT